TTGATAAAGGTGGTAGAAACTACAAAAAACTATATGATGATTCAAACGTTACCAAAAGAAACCGCAATGGACAGACTCGCTCAGGACTATATAGCTTGTTCATACCTATGGAATGGAACTACGAAGGATACATCAATACTTATGGATACCCTGTCTTTGACACTCCAAAATCCGCAGTTAAAGGAATCGATGATCAACCGATTGAAATTGGCGTCATTGAACACTGGGAGAATGAAGTAGATGGTCTTAAGGATGACCCTGACGGGCTTAATGAATTATATAGACAGTTTCCACGTACAGAAAAACACGCTTTCAGAGATGAAACAAAACAATCTTTATTTAATCTAACTAAGATCTATGAGCAAATAGATTATAACGAAGATTTAAAACATTCAAACGTAGTTACTCAAGGTAATTTTCAATGGCAAGATGGCGTGCAAGATACAAGTGTTATATTTATGCCAAGTAAACAAGGTAGATTTATGGTGTCATGGGTACCTAAATTAAATCAACAGAATAAAATATTTATAAAAAATGGTAGAAAATATCCTGGCAATGATCATATGGGGGCTTTTGGGTGTGATAGCTACGATATATCTGGAACCGTAGATGGTAGAGGATCAAAAGGATCTTTGCATGGTTTAACTAAATTTAGCATGGAAGACGCACCTGCTAATTTGTTTTTTTTAGAATACATATCTAGACCACCAACTGCTGAAATATTTTTTGAAGATGTACTTATGGCTTGTGTTTTTTATGGTATGCCCATACTTGCAGAAAACAATAAACCTAGATTATTATATCATTTTAAAAGAAGAGGTTATAGAGCTTTTGCAATGAATAGACCAGATAAAACAATTCACAAATTATCTGTAACAGAAAAAGAAATAGGTGGTATACCCAATTCAAGTCAAGATATAAAACAAGCTCATGCCGCTGCAATAGAAGCTTATATTGAAAATTTTGTAGGTTACAACAATGAACAATATGGCTCAATGTATTTTCAACGTACATTAGAAGACTGGGCGTCTTTTAATATAAATGATAGAACCAAGCATGATGCGTCAATAAGTTCTGGTTTAGCTATTATGGCGTGTAATAAAAATAAATATAGACCGGTTGCTGAAGTTATTAAAGAGCCTTTGAATTTAAGCTTTTCAAAATATAACAATAAAGGTGGTCAATCAAAAATAATCAATAGATGAAATTAAACACTGGTATTAATAGTGCGTTTCCAAGTCAGATGGTATCTGAAGGGGAAAAGAAAACTGAAGAATATGGTTTGTTAGTTGGACAAGCTATTGAATACGAATGGTTTAGAGGAGGTAGAGTTAATGGTAGTAGATGGAATACAGGTTTTCAAAATTTTCACAATTTAAGATTATATGCTAGAGGTGAACAAAATGTTCAAAAATATAAAGATGAATTATCTATTAATGGTGATTTATCTTATTTAAATTTAGACTGGAAGCCAGTACCTATTATACCTAAGTTTGTAGACATAGTTGTTAATGGTATTGCCGCAAAAGATTATGAAATAAATGCTTATGCTCAAGATCCTTTTTCTCAACAAAAAAGAACTAAATACGCAGAAAATATAATGCGTGACATGATGGCTAAACCATTATTAAACGAAATAAAAGGAAAATTAGGCGCAGATTTATTTAGCACAGATAATCCTGAAGAATTACCTGGATCAAAAGAAGAACTAGAAATACACATGCAATTAAACTATAAACAATCTATAGAAATTGCTCAAGAAGAAGTTATTGATAATGTTTTAGCTTTTAATAAATATCAATTAACTAAAAAAAGAATTGTAGATGATATAGTTACTATTGGTATTGGCGCGGTTAAAACAGCTTTTAACAAAGCTGAAGGTGTGGTTGTTGATTATGTAGACCCTGCTAATTTAGTTTATTCTTATACTAATGATCCTAATTTTGAAGATATTTATTACGTAGGAGAAATAAAGTCTATGACTTTAGCTGAAATTAAAAAAAGATTTCCATATCTTACTGATAAACAAATGGAAATGATGGTTAGGTATCCTGGTAGAGATGGTTATATAGCAAACCCTAACTATGATAATGATATGGTTCAAATATTGTTTTTTGAATATAAAACATTTATTGATCAAGTTTTTAAAATTAAAAAAACCGATACTGGATTAGAAAAAACATTAGAAAAACCAGACACCTTTAATCCACCAGAAAGTGATAATTTTGAAAGAGTTTCAAGAAGTATAGAGGTATTGTTTAGTGGTGCCAAAGTTATGGGTGTTCCACAAATGCTTGAGTGGAAAATGGCTGAAAACATGACAAGGCCTAAAAGTGATTTAACTAAAGTTAATATGAATTATGTTATATGTGCTCCTAGTTTATATCAAGGCCGTATAGAGTCTTTAGTTAGTAGATGTACTAGTTTTGCAGATTCAATACAATTAACATCGTTAAAATTACAACAAGTAATTCAACGTATGGTTCCAGATGGTGTGTTTGTTGATGTTGACGGTTTAGCAGAAGTTGATTTAGGTAACGGAACTAATTATAATCCGCAAGAAGCTTTAAACATGTATTTCCAAACTGGTAGTATAGTTGGTAGAAGTTTAACACAAGATGGTGATCCTAATAGAGGTAAAGTGCCTATTCAAGAATTACAGTCATCTAGTGCTAACGGTAAAATATCATCGTTAATTAATACGTATCAGTATTATTTACAAATGATTAGAGATGTAACAGGGCTTAATGAGGCTAGAGATGGTAGTCAACCAGATTCAAATTCGTTAGTTGGTTTACAAAAAATGGCCGCAAACGCTTCAAACATAGCTACTAAACATATTTTAGACGCTAGTTTATACTTAACACTTAGAACTTGTGAAAACATATCATTAAGAGCTGCGGATATGATAGAATTTGCTTTAACAAAAAATGCTTTAAAATCAAGTATTGGTAAATTTAACGTTGCAACTTTAAAAGAAATAGAAGATTTACATATTTATGATTTTGGTTTATATCTAGAGCTTGAGCCTGATGACGAAGAAAAAGCTATGATAGAGCAAAATATTCAAATGGCCTTACAACAAAATCAAATATATTTAGAAGATGCAATTGATATTAGAGAAATAAGAAACACATCTTTAGCTAATCAAGTTTTAAAATATAGAAGAATACAAAAACAAAAGCAAGATCAACAAGCTCAACAACAACAAATTGAAGCTCAGGGGCAAGCTACACAGCAAGCTACAGAAGCTGCCGCAATGCAAGAGGTTCAAAAACAAGAAGCTTTAGCACAAACAGAAATACAAATAGAGCAAGCTAAATCACAGTTTGAAATACAAAGAATGCAACAAGAAGCTATGATTAAAAAACAATTAATGGCTGAAGAATTTCAATATGATATTAAACTAGCTCAAATGCAAATGCAAGTTACTAAAAGTAAAGAAGCTGAAATTGAAGATCGTAAAGACAAAAGAACTGCAATACAAGCAACACAACAATCTAAAATGATAGATCAAAGAAAAAATGATTTATTGCCAACTAATTTTGAAGCAGGCTCTAATAATAATATTTTGCCTGAAGTAGATTTAACAGTTGAACAACCTAACCCGCAACAACCACAAGAGGAAATACAGGTAACAGAAACGGTTTAGGATTTTTATTAATTTTTATTATATTATATTATGTCAGAACAAGTAAAACAAGAAGGCACTTTTAAGGTAAAACTTAAAAAGCCAAAACAATTAACAAAAAGTGATGAACCTATTAAGGTAGATTTATCAAAACCTAAAACTGAAACAGATGCCATTCAAGTCGGAAAAACAGAGAAGGTGGCTGTGGAAGAACAA